ATCAAGCGTTCCCTCAAAATGTGCATCAACATAAGAACCAACCATAAGAGCATCTGAATCTTCCATATTCTCAACCCATTCTTCATTGAGTTTAGCCATTGCATAGGCTTCGCAGCCAGGACGACCAAGCGAACCGACAAAATTCTTATATTGAGATACACTTAAATACTCTTTGTCCGCTTCTGTACTGTAATAATTTTCACTTGTCAATATCATTCTGCAGCACCTCCCATAGGATTAGGAACTTCCTCTTCTACCGGGAAATAATCTTCCGCTTTAGCCTGTCCATCCTTAAGGGCTTTATATACTCCCTTAAGGTTAATAAATTCATCTTCCCCGAAATCTGCACAGTTACGCTCTGCATACTTCTCTATCTGTTCTCTTGTTACCTTAAATTCTACCTTGAATGCATTAATAAGCTTGGTTACTCTTTCATTAATAGGCTCTTTACCTATTCCTTTTCTAACGGTTTCTTTACACTCTCCAACAGCCATATCAACAACATCTCCCGGTATAACTCCAAGAATGCAGGCTCTCATTCGTCTTGCACCAAAATTAGCTGTTGCCTCATAAATATCTCTGCTGTCTGTAAGCTGATATGTACCCTTTCTAGTGTCTCTCTTATGCTCTACTGTAAATATCTTGGTAACTCTTGTATTTGATTCCAGATCCCAGGCATAAGCCATCATCTCTGAAGAACCATTCTTCTGTTCAAGTTCAATAACTCCGTAATCAATATTACCCCAGTTCTGAGCAAGAGCTTCTGCAAGCCTTATAGATGGTCCCATAACTGTCTGTCCCCCTCTTGGATAAGAATATATAGCCTGCTCTGCTAAAGTTGCTCTCTGGCATGTTCTCTTGATTCTCTCCATTGCATCATATTCATCTCTTGGGAACTTCTTAGCCATTACTATTGCTCCCTGAACTTCCTGTGCCTGCCTGCTTATCATCATCTCTGTCTGTGATGTTTTAGGAACAGCCATCTGCTGTCCCATCGGTATCATACTGTCCATTAATTAACCCTCCTATAATTCTGTAACCATTAAATCTGTATCATCTGTTGTTCTTGTTGCTATAAACTGCAGTCCCTTATCCTTGCACTTCTTATAAAGCTGATTTCTAAGTGTTGTAGAAAGCTTCTCCACACCATCTATAAGCAGAAGCTGTATTCCATTCGGCTTCTGCAGAGCTACATCAATGCATAAATCCAGTTTTTCACCCTCTGATAAATTACTGATTGGAAGCCCATTAATAAGAGGTATTCCATTTTCAACTGAAAGTCCTTCAATTGGTATGCTGCATTCCTCCAGTATTTCTCCTGGTAATGTTCGCGCTTTCTCAATCTTATCTGTTAGAATCTGTGACTGCTCTGCCAGCTCGTCTACCTGATCCTGAAGCATTACCATTCTGTCATACTCATTAATATGGGCTTTCATATCTTCAATAGCTTGTGCCTGTTTACTAAGTTCAGATGTATCTCTTATATCTCTATCAGCATACTCATTGTACTCAGCACATTGTGCGTTATATTCAGCAACAGAGGCCTCATAAGTTTTATCTGCCAGAGCAAGCTTGTCTGCCTTCTTAGATGCAAGACTGCTCTGTTCCTGCCTTAAACTTACAATCTGTCCTTCAAGTCTTGTAATATCCTCTGTTATCTGCTTATCACGAGAACTGAACTCTCTTTCAATAGCAGCTTTTTCAATCTCTCTATCTGCCTCAAACTTACGGATTTTATTGTTCTTGTTCTCAATTACCTGCTTGGCACGCTCCACAAGCTGATTATCACGTTGAATACTTTCTATCTGTCTATAGATATCTCCGGCAGATGCATTTCTCCACTTCTCAGCGTCATAACCTTCTGGAAGTGTCCTGCCTATATCTTCTATAAACGCTATCTTATTTCTTCTGTCTCTGTCTATATTTCTTCTGTTCTGGTAATACTCTCCATTTTCACTCTGAATGTCATTAAGAACTGCAAGAATATTCTGGTCATAATTAACCCATGCCGGTATCTCTCCAAACCACTGCTTAATAGTGTTCATATCCCAGTCATACTGAATCATATCCAGAATGATTGCATTCTGCTGTTTCTTATCCATAGCCATAAACTCTATTGGATTAAGCTGCAAAGGAGTAAATATCTCCTTAAGAAAAGCTTCAGGGCTTCCTATTTCACGCCCATTCTGCTTGATAGATTTGTAATCCGCTCTATTAATACGGCTCTTTCTATCAATAGATAATCCGCTGTCCGTTTCAATAAGAATTTCTCCTTCAACAGCTCCGCGTCTTACAATTACATCTCTGCCGGATTTATTAGTTAATGCATATCTGATAGCATCAAGTACTGATGATTTACCTACACCATTTGAGCCTGAAAGCTCTATGCTTTCACCATTCATGTTAAATTCCCTGATACCCAGTATGTCTCGAATCTGAATCTTTGTTGTTCTCATTATTTCCTCCAAAATTAAATACCATTTGCCCGTTTCGGGACTCCTTAAAATTACCCATATACTGTCTGCGTCTTTCTTCCTCCTTATCCTGGCAATCACATTTTTCTCCAGGATCTAAAAGAGCACCACAGTAACTACATTCATAATTCCACATTGCTTTTTACTCCAAAATGGTCTACACTATCATTGAGTTATTATCTGAGTTGCGGTGTTGCCTCACTGCAGCTCTTTTTATATAGTTGGAAGTCTATATGCTCCTTCCGGCACAAAACTGAATATCTCCAACAATCTCAGCCTTGTGTACCATCTGGCAGCCAGCTCCGTATTACCATTCCTAAGATTCTCATTAATTCTCTTGTTGTAAGATATTATTAAACCTACACGCCGCATATTATCCTCCTTTCCTAAATTACAATATCCTTTGGTTCATTCGGATTCGTTAAATCCTTTCCCTCGTTATCCCTGAAGAATCTTTCAAGCTCTGACTTTCTTATTCTTGTATGAGGGATTTTAAGCACCCTTATCTGATTTGCGTTGATAAGTGTATAAACATACTGTTTAGAAGCTCGCATGATTGTTGCCACTTCCTCCACTGTATACACCATATCCTCCGGCTCCCTCTTTATTGTTGCTATCTTCATAAGCCTGCTCCTTTCCTTAATCTATTTCCTCTTAGGTTCATGGCATAATACCAATATTGTTATGCAGATAATTGCTGTTATCGCTACTGCTGTATAATTCACCCTCTCACCTCCTCGAATAGATAATTTGTGTTATAATCAAAGCAAAAACAGGAGGTATTTATGCCAACTCCATTCAACGAATTAGAACTATCAACATATGAACATCTTTTGTTAATACGAATAAAATTTACTGGTATATCCAAAGAATCAGTTCGTATAAAGCCTAGATGTAAATATCTCTATAAGTTCGGTCTTATAGATAATTCCACTAAAAACATCAATAAATATGTTATTAGTGATAAGGGCAAAATGTACCTCCGATACAAACGCCGTAATTCATTTCGTTTTTGGATACCTGTCATTATCTCGATTCTTGCTTTGCTAAGCAGCTACGATATATACACTAATGCACTTATCCAGAAAGCATTACAATCACTAGCACAGCTATTGAAAAATATATTGGGAAGTTAGGATGCCTTTCTCTGAATGGTATCCTTATAACTTCATAATGCTTAATACCTGATAATTTCATTTTCTTTATAGCTGATAACGCCTGAATAAATGTCTTTGTTCTCTCTTCCATAAATGGTTCATAACTGCGAATTATATATTTGTAGGTTTTATGCTCAATTACTCTCTCACCTCCTCAATAGATAATGTCACATATCGTGTCATTGTTAATCAAAAAAAATAGACTGAACCGACTTTCCATAATACTGTGCCAGCTTAATCTTTATAGAATCTCTTGGGATTCTTTCACCACATTCATACATAGACAAAGCCGAATCACTTATGCCTATTGCTTTCGCAACTTCACTCTGTGGCTTATTTCCTCTTAACATTGTTAGCCTGTTGCCTATTTCCTTGGGTTGCAAATTATCACTCCTTTCATGCCACATTTTGTGGCTCAACTGTAATATATCACTTGCCACATATCGTGTCAACACATTTTGTGGAATTTTTCTTGATTTTTCCACATTTCGTGTTATTATATATTTAAAGTAACATAAGGAGTTGAATTATATGGGTGATTTTCCTAACATATTCAGAAAAATAAGAGAACAAAGTGGACTTACTCAACAGCAAATGGCTGATAAACTTGGTGTATCCAGAAGCGCTATTGGAATGTATGAAAATGGTGAAAGAGAACCAAATTTTGAAACTTTGGAACTAATTGCTGATACATTTAATGTTGATATGAACTATTTACTTGGTAAAAAACCTACTACTGAGGTTATTCCCGATAGGTATTACCTTGATGATGATGCCAGAGATATGGCACAGTTTATGTATGAGAATCCCGAATACAAAGTTCTCTTTGACGCTTCGCGCAAGGTCAAGAAAGAAGATATCGACTTTGTAAAACAAATGATAGATAGAATGTCAAATAAAGGGGATGATTAATATTACTACTAATGTTATTTACGCAGATATGCCTCCTACAATAAAGGCATACACCGTTAATAATAATGATGATTCTTTTACAATCGTGCTTAATTCTCGACTAAACCGGGAACAACATCTTAAATCATATCATCATGAATTAACACACATTGAAAATGGAGATTACGACAGGCAGTGCAAAGATGTTGATTTTGTTGAAATCTTTGCACACCAAAATTAAGGAGATTTTTATGAATACAAAAAATAAATGGTATTTAAGCACTTGGTTTATTGCACTTTTATGTGCATGTTGGTTTTTTATTGTTCCGCCTATAATTGGTGTTATTCTTATTATTGTAAAATCCGTTAACGATAAGAAGCATCTTGAGTTATTTACACAAACAATCAATCAAAATAACCAATTATCACAAGAAAACGAAAATATGAAACGAACTTGTGATGAAATAGGTGCAACAGAATATACAGAAACCAAGAAAAAAATTGAGCAAATGGAACAGGAATCCGCTGTAAAAATTGCATCTGCAGAAAGTAATGCAAATGCAACTCTTACTTTACTTAACAGCGAAATACAAAACAATAATGTATTGATTGATAAATTAAGGACCGAAATATGTGAACTTCAACAGCAAGATGAAAAGTTGAAAAAATCTGTTGCAACCCAACAACGTAAAATATCACGTTCAAAAGAAATTTACAAAAGTTGTTCATATGCATTTGATAACTTTTTAGCTTTGGAAATTCCTTATAGCAATTGCTTATTAAGTACTAGAGATTTAGAAGATGCAGAAGAAATTTCGCCATCTGTAATACTTAAGTTACATTGTATGGATGTAAAAAGTCTAAGAAAAGCTTATAAAGATAACGAAAAGCTCATTGACAATCTTTTGCAACAATATTCAACCAGATACACAACTAAAGCCAACAAATCCATTTATGACTTAATGGTTATAGCATTAAGAGCAGAATTACAGAATGTTTTATATGCATTGAAATATGAAAAACTTGATACTGCCATTGAACATGTAAAAAATATTTCTGCAAAATATCTCAAAATTGCCGGCGAAGGTAATCAAACTATTGCCGGAACACTTACAAAATTCATTGGAGAAATCGAATACCTTTTTATTAATGCAGTTAAAATAGAATATAATTACTATGTTAAGCGTGAACAAGCTAAACAAGAACAGATGGCTCTTAAAGAACAGATGCGTCAAGAGGCTGAGGAACGCAAGGCTCTCGAACAAGAAAAGAAACGTATTTTGCGAGAGGAAGAAAAATTCAACACAGAAATCAGTAAATTACAAGACACTATATCTTCCACTACTGACTCATCTGAAATTGATAAACTTAAAGCAAGAATTCTTGAATTACAATCACAATTAGGTGAGGTTATCGTCAAAAAAGATGAAATCACTAATTTACAGAATGGTAAAGCTGGTACTGTTTATATAATCAGTAACTTAGGTTCTTTTGGTGAAGATGTATTTAAAGTAGGTATGACTCGCAGACTTGAACCTCAGGACAGAATCAATGAGCTTGGAAATGCAAGTGTTCCTTTTAAATTTGATGTACATAGCTTTATATTCTCTCAGGATGCTGTTGCTCTTGAAAATAAAATGCATGAGATTCTTAATGACAGACGTGTAAATAAAGTTAATATGCGTAAAGAATTTTTCAAGATATCTATAGATGAACTTGAAAAAATAGTTGATGAAATTGAACCAACAGCCGAATTTAATAAAACAATGGTTGCTGGTGAATATCGTCAGTCACTTTCATCTGACTCTAATTATACAAACTCATATTCTATTGATGAGGAAGATGATGATGATGAATAAAACTATATTTTGATGTTCTATATCTAGAACACTATAGATAAAATAAAAGCCCCTGTGCTACCAACACAAGAGCTTTTACCACGATACTTACATAAGCAGTGCCTATGATATAATACCGCCCTAGACAAGCTATATTATATCATTCTGAACACCGCTTTTGCAAGTAGGTGTATTTTTTATACCCATTTTTACTGTTGCACTGGTGCAACTTCCCCAAAAAAGAAAGGAATGATTAATATGAAAAAGAAAATATCTAAGGTCCTTACATATAAGCGTGGCAATCTGTGGGCTTACCGTTTCGAATCTGCACCTGTAGATGGCAAAAGGAAGTGGATTACCAAGAGCGGATTTAAGAACCAATCTGAGGCATATGAAGCCGGTATGGCAGCATACACACAATATAAACAGACTGGCAAGAGCTTCACTCCATCTAATATCTCTGTATCTGATTACATGGATTACTGGATTGATAATTACTGCAAGGTTAATCTAAAGGCTAATACAGCATCAACTTATAAAAAGAAAATTGATTTATATATAAAACCGGCTATTGGTTCGTATTATCTTAAAGACATAG